CATTTCAACCAAGCAAACAATATCAGGTGCTGATAGTTTGTTAAGTGAAGAAGAAAAACAACAATTACTACGTGTTGCTGAACAAACATTATCTTCAGAATTAACCGATGAATTAGATTCAATTGAACAAGAATCTGCTGCGTTAAAACAACGCATTGAGTCAATGAATAAATCGCAAAAGGAAAACAATGAATGAAGATAGCATTCTGTTTTTGGTTGGCGAAGTTGTAACGGGGTATGACAATACATTAAAATATATTGCATCCGGTTCTGTGTCGACTACAAACAAATTGTTTACGATTCAAGTTCGAGTTATTAATAGATTTACCAAACAATTTGATGTTTATACGTGTAGACCATTTAATATGAATTTTAAACAAATTCCGTTAATTGGAGAACATGTTTTAATTTTTCGAGCATATAGTCAAGAAACTACATTGGATGGCACTAACATTGAATGGTATTATTTGAATCCATATTCGATTCAATCTTCAGTAAATGCAAATTTAGTTCCTGGAATATCTTATGGCTCGACAATATCCGAAGAACAAGCCCGCGAAATTAAACCAGGTAATGTTTTTAAACCGATGTCTATATCGCCATTGCAACCATATGAGGGTGATTTAATTATTGAAGGACGATTTGGCAATTCAATACGTATAGGTAGTACTGTAACATCACAACCAGGATTACTAAATTCAACTTGGATTGGCGATAATGTGGGTGATCCAATTACAATTATTTCTAACGGACAAAAAAATAAAAACAATAAACAATTTGTAGTTGAAGATATAAAACAAGATCCAGCATCAATATATTTAACAACTACGCAAAAACTTCCTAATTTTTATTTAGGTATAAATTCTAAAAAACAACCATTAACTAAATTTAAATCTGAATCAAATTTTAATAAGTCTCAATTATTAGGATCTGCAGATAGAATTATTTTAACTGCAAAAACAGACATTGCAGTTATCGATTCGCCTAAGGCGATTGTGTTAAATGCACCTAAAATTTATATGGGTAACGATGCTGCCGGCGAACCAATACCGCACGGAAAAGTTCTGTATGAGATATTAAACGATATCTTATCGACATTGAGTTCGGGTACCGTAGGCACAGCTGGCATTACTAGTCAATTTATTAATACGGCCGGAATTGCATCTGCTAGAACAAAATTAAATTCACTATTAAGTACAAATTATTTTATACGTAAAGGATAAGTATGCCAGTTACACCACCATTAGACAAAATACCAGCATTGCCAGCAAAGGGTGTTAGTTTATTAATGAATCAAGTTAATACTCAAGTTTCTAAATTAGTATCCGATATTAATAATTTATTAGAATCAACAAACAAAATTTCAGAAACAACTGGTTGCGATGATCCTAAAACAAAACAAGCAAAAGAAGATTTAGCAAACGTGTTAGATTCAATAACTAAGTTGCAACAGTTACCAAGCAAAATTCAACCAGTTGTCTCAGGATTACAAGCAGCAGTAACTACGGCGCAGGCAATTAAAGCTGCACAATTACTTAATCCAGTTACTGCACCTGCAATAATTGCAGCAGAATTATTAGCGGTACAAAACATGACGATTGCTAATTCTGTACAGGCAATTAATCAATTGGCACAAATTCCAGAAATTTTAAAAGGAGCATTAGTTGGTATTAGTTTACCATTAAATAATTCATTAGATACATTATCTACAGTTTGCGATACAGAACAAACACAATACGAATTGCCAAATGAATTAACGCCAACTAATTTACAAGATACTGAAACTGAATTTTATAATACGGCCAATGTATCTGATTCTGATTTAATAGAACGAAATGACACTATTCAAAATTTAGTAGAACAACAACAAGATTTATTAGCATCATTACAAGAAGCTCCTAGTAAAGTTTATGAAGGCAAAGCCGCACCGCAATCAGACCTAGGAAAACCAGGAGATTATTTTATTGATACTGTTAATCGAATTATTTATGGTCCAAAAGTCATAAGAACAGAATGGCCACGTGGTATAAATTATTAAACCTAATATTTATATAAAAGTATTCATATGGATTCAAAAACATTAGTAAAAGCACTTAAAGTTGCCGTACGTGAAGTTATAAAGGAGGAATTAACTGAAATTCTTCGAGAAGGATTACAATCTACAATTGTAGAAATGGCAGATCTTAAAAGTATAGCAAAATCTGTTAAAATAGATTCAGATAAAGTAATACGAGTTGAACCTAAAAAGGTTAACGAATCAGTAAAAAAACAAAAAGTACTTTTTACTGAAAATCGTTGGGCAGATATTTTAAATGAAACTGATGCTTTGGTAGAACAACAACCTATGGCTATGAACAGTTTTAAAGATATTATGAACGAAGGAATGGAAGAAATTAGAATGACATCGCGCGATGCAGCTAATTTTGGAGCAATGCGACAAAATATGAAAGAAGCAATGGGAATGGCACCTGCTGCTCCTAAGGTTATGGAAGATCCAGAAACAGGCAAAACGTTTGAAGTTCCGCAAGAAGTACAACAAGCAATGACTCGAGATTATTCGGCTTTAATGAAAGCAATTAACAATAAAAAAGGTAGATAATGGCGTATGTAATAGATACCAATATTGATATACCATCAGCAAATCCTATACCATTAGGTATTAAGGCCACGTTTAATGGAGTTGGTATTTTTACAACAAATTATACTAGTACGCAACAAGCCCGAGATAATTTTCGTAATTTATTGTTAACAAGAAAAGGCGAACGATTATATCATCCAGAATTTGGTTGTAATTTATTAAATGTATTATTTCAACCAATGACTGATTATTTAATTAATGACATAAATGATATAATACGAACTGCAGTTTCATATTGGTTACCGTATTTAACAATTGAAACGTTAGACATAAACATAAATTCAAGTGAAATTATACCAGAACATACCGTAAAAATTACTATAGAGTTTTCAGTCTTTGGATCGATTGAAACTAATACTATAGTAATATTTGCAGCTGAAAATGGAATATTACGGATAGATTAACATGGAACTAAAAAAACGAGATGTATCATATTTAGGAAAAGATTTTGGTCAATTTAGAAAAAATCTAATTGATTTTACAAAACAATACTTTCCACAAACCTATACTGATTTTAATGAATCATCTCCTGGTATGTTGTTCTTGGAATTATCTGCATATGTTGGCGATGTTTTGTCATACTATGCTGATACTAATTTAAAAGAATCGTTATTAGAACAAGCTACCGAACGAGCAAATGTATATGATTTAGCAAGAGCGTTAGGATATAAACCAAAAAATGCAATACCGGCATATGTTGATTTAGATGTATTTCAATTAGTACCTGCTATAAGCTCTGGATCAAATACTAGACCTGATTTTAATTATGCATTATCAATTAAACCAGGCATGCAAGTAAAACAACAAACAGGCAACGTTGAATTTCGCACATTGGAGTCTGTTGATTTTGCATTTTCTTCTAGTAATAATCCAACCACGGTAACCGTGTTCCAAACAAATACAGTTACAAATGATCCAATATATTATTTGTTAAAAAAACAAGTAAGGGCAGTATCAGGAAATGTTGTTACTGCAACATATACATTTACTACTCCAATTCCATATGATAAGATTGTATTGCCTGATACAAATGTAGTCGAAATAGTATCGGTTGTAGAATCAGATGGTGATGCTTGGTATGAAGTACCATATTTAGCTCAAGATACAATTTTTGAATCTGTACCTAATATTGCAGAAAATGATCCTACATTATACGCATATCGAGATGCTGCGCCTAGTTTATTAAAACTTCGAAGAGCTGCAAAACGATTTATAACAAGATTGCGTAGCGATAACAAAATGGAATTACAATTTGGTGCTGGTATTTCTAGTAATAACGATGAAGAAATTGTTCCTAATCCAGATAATGTTGGAAATGGATTAGCTGGATTTCGTCGTGCAATTGATGTTGACATCGACCCATCTAATTTTTTATATACTAGAACATATGGACAAGCTCCGTCTGCTACAACTTTAACTGTAACATATACAATCGGGAACGGAATATCAGACAATGTTGCTGCAGGGGAACTTACTCAGATTGATTTTATTACATACAATGATGATATAAATTCATCAAACTCTGCCGGCGTTGTTAATTTTGTTAAAAATACGGTTGCAGTAACAAATCCAAATCCAGCAACTGGTGCTAAAACAGCCGATACATTACAAGACATTAAAAATAATGCATTAGCTAACTTTGCAACACAAAATCGTTTAGTAACACGTGATGATTATATTATTCGGTCATATTCTATGCCTAGTAAATTCGGAAGTGTAGCAAAAGCATATATTGTCCCAGATGATCAAATTTCGCAACAAGATTATCAAGAAACTAAAATTTCTAATCCATTAGCAATGAATATGTATGTTTTAGGATTCAACTCATCTAAACAATTAACTGAGTTAAATTTAGCAGTTAAAGAAAACTTAAAAACATATTTGAATTACTATAGAATGTTAACAGATGCAATTAATATAAAAGATGCATTTATCATTAATTTAGGAATTGACTTTGAAATTTCAGTATTGTCTAATTATAATAGTAATGAAGTTTTATTGAAATGTATTAGTGCACTTCGTGATTATTTCGATGTTGACCGTTGGCAAATTAACCAACCTATTGTAAAATCTGATATTACTAATTTAATTGCTAATGTTAAAGGAGTTCAATCCGTAATTGGAGTTAAATTTTCAAATTTATATGAAACTAACTCAAATTATTCTGGCAATGTATATGATTTACAAACTGCAACTAAAAATGGAATAATTTATCCTTCATTAGATCCTAGTATATTTGAAGTTAAGTTTCCAAATCAAGATATTAAAGGACGTGTAGTCAACTATTAAGGAATAATAAATGTTTAGAATATTTTATGCAGAAAAAGATACAACTCTATATGAATCATCAGTACAATCAAATTCAGGATTAGATGAAGTATTAGAGATTGGTAAACGTTTAAATACGGAAGGCGACACATTACTTAAATCTAGAAGTCTTATCAAATTTGATATGGCTGAGATTTCAGCATCATTATCTACATATGGTAAAACTGTTAACAATTGTAAATTTGTATTACAACTATATACATCTCATGCAAAAAATTTGCCGTCAGAATATTCAATTCATTCTAAATTAGTAGGACAAAATTGGGTAAATGGTACAGGAACTGTTTCATCAGAAACATTGGATGGTGCGTCATGGACCGGTCCGGCGTCTGGTTCTAGT